TTATATATATGAAAATCAAATCCAAAACAAGGAGGAAACGGCAAAATATGAAAAAATCGTCGCGTCGATCAAAAATGAATAAACAAACATTGCGCCGGAAACCAAGATATGGGGTGCGAAAATTAAATATACAAGCACCGAAAATATTTTACGGCGGAATGCCGACATCAAATAACTATATTGAGATGCCGCCACTATCACATCCTGGATGCATTCCAACTAACGGCAATGTACCAAGACATATTGTGAATGAAAAACAGCAATCAATACTACAAGGTATATCATTGGGTCAGGGGTCTTATAAGCGGGTATATTCAGTTTCGGGCCAGCCAAATTATGTACAGGTCTTCATAGTGTGCGATTCGAACTATATATTACAGCGCCAATTTGAAGAGTTTATACTTTATATTGCGTTACAGGAGACCGGCAAATTGGTGAAAGCATATAATTGGATGTATTGGACAATGATTCCAGCGGACAATGGCACTCCCTATTATGTGGTCTCTTATTTTATTGATATATGCAATGGAAATCTAACGGATGAATTATGCGGAGAAAACAGTGTGTTATTAAATATACTATCTAATTCCAAACGACTTATGGAAAACAGCCGCGGACTGGACGACTCTAATACTCCAACTGGTATATTAGATTATTTGGTAAATTTATCTATAATTAAAATACCTGAAGATGGAATACCTGATGATTTAAAACAATATTGTATTGTGCTGAAAAACGGTAGCACATACAGTAATGCGGACATCAAATCGGCAAATTTGTGTTTTCCGGCGAGCAATGATATGCGCAATATAAAGCTATTAGATGTAGGGCTTAATTTTATATTCGAAATTAAGACGCCAGATGAAATAATATACTACAAAAGTTATACATATATATTATTAGCAGGTATAGCGATTATGTATTGTAATATTATAACGAAAGAGAACCGGGAATCTATATTACGCAATAGCTATAGTATGGGTAAAAGACATCTAACCGATGTATTCGCACATTTGAGTAAAGGACATAAGCACATTTTATGGAACTATTTGGTTCGAAAGCGCATTGAGGAACTATTCAATCGAACATATTACATCAAAGTTATTAAAACCGGTGCTTTTACATTGAATCCGGTTCGCACCGAAGAGCGGGGTCACTTGTATATTGATAAGGGCATGAATTACTATGAGTTCAATACGGTTCTGAATCCTTCAAACAAAGATATCCGAAAGGGTCAGTTTTGGGCCGGCGCAAATAAATATGTTGATGCAAACCGAACATTATTAACCGTTTTATATGATAAAGTGGGTCCGTATTTACCATATACACCCGCGGTGGCTGGTGCAACCACCGGCCATATTAATATTATCGATATAAGTACGCAGATCGAACAAAAAATAAGCAATGAACAATTTAATTCGATTATAGTCGAATTGTTATTATCGTTGGGTATAGCATTTCAGGATGCGGATGATGATAGTGATAGTGATCGCGATGATTAGGGTCGAATCAATTTACATACTCACCGCAATCATGGAAATGAAAATGGATACAATCGACGTCAAATACACCCATGTAAAATGACCAAATGTATGTTTCAAATAAATCAGATTATTGAAATCAAATAGTTGTCCCTCATCGTTGAATTTCATAGTAAAGTCCATAAATTTCACCGGGTTTGTTTCTGTACTGCGCTGATCGCAGCCCGATTCGAAATATTTGTTGATCTCGGATACATCATTTACACCAAATCGCGTGATTAAAAAACTGTAATCAAAAACACCGTCGGTTTGCATTTCCCCCATTGTATTGCTTTTGAATATTGTATTCGCCAATTCACGAAGTCCCCACATGCCTAAAGCCGAATATCCGATTGTATTTTCGAAAATGTCTATTAACCCAGGGTTGATGGCCAATGCGAAGATCGTAATCGCAACCACCATAAATGCCGCGAAAGTGGTTCCCATAATTTTCTTTACGGTTGCACTGTCTATTTTAGCAATCTGCGCATTTTGGTGCATGACCACAATGCGATAATACATGAGAGTAACAACCACCCCCATGAAATACGCCCCAATAAATATGAGCAACATCGCACCACCGCCACCTTGCTTATGGTAAAATAAATTGTAAATAATCGCAAGCGGTATAACAAACAAAATACATAATCCAACTACGAGAAGCATGGATGATTGCGTATTCGATGAATTTGTTGTTTGATTTTCGGTAGCCATAATCTTATATACCATAAGATTACATATAGTGCAAGGCTATTTCACGAAAAAAACGTAATACAAGCACATATTTTTGTTTGTATATACATTATAACATATGGACGGCCCAAAATTAATCGAAGGTAATGTAAATCATTATTTGTACAATACTTTGCGCACATGTCACGAAAATCGCGTAAAAATATATTCTTTTGCCTTAAATGCGGGCGTATTACTGTTATTTGTGCTTGTCGTATTTATAACGTTGTATTATTGTTATAAGCAAAAACCAACCGCATATGAACAGCAACAGAAAATGTTGAAAGACCAGCAGTACATTTTATCTAAAATACGGTTTTATCAAGCCGAACAGAAAAATTTAATGACGTCACCAATTGGGAATTTATAATGTGAATTTACTTTATATTTCATGGATAAAACAGAAGAACATCGAGAACAAGTCATTGGTGAAAACAACACCGCACAATTGAATTTCATGTCGCTATTGGACAAATTAGACACAAATTACGTTACTGAATTGAACATAAATACATCGCTGCACGGCGAGTTAGACTTTTCGGCATTATCTGATCGCGGATTCAAAAAGGTGGGTTCAATTTCATTCATGTATTCGGGTGAAGTGACCAGCATTCGCAATATACCAGAGGGTGTGGTTAAATTAGAATGCGACGACCAGCTTTTAGCCGACATGGACGGTCTTCCTTCGACTTTAGAAGAGATTGATGTGTCTGAAAACTCGCTTTCGAAATTTGACGCTTCTAAACTACCTAAACTTCGCATTTTGCGCATTTCAGACAATGAGCTAACTGAAATCACGAATTTACCCGCAACGTTGGAAATATTAGAATGCGAAAACAATCAATTGCGTCGGCTGGATTTAGCAGGAACGCAACGATTGAAAACACTCAAATGTTCGAATAATCCTCTTTTAATGTTAGAGCATGTCCCCGCATCTTTAGTTAATTTAGAAATGGAAAACAATCCATTTGTGGAGATTGATCGATCAAAGCCCGCCGAAAAAGGAGAAAAGAGCGAAAGGGCAAAGGATAAGAAATACGATTATTTAGAGAGTATTCGCGAATATTTTAGACTGAAAAATGAGTACGAAGTCAAATTGCGCAAATTGAGACGTGCAGCATATGAACGCGGAGCAACAAAGAAGGAGAGTCGATATAAAGCACGCAGTATCAAATCGTTTTGCATCAATTGCAAACGAAATGTCGGAACAGTGTTTGACCATAAGGACCAAAAATATACGGCAGTGTGTGGCGATAGAACCAAACCGTGTGAATTGAATATTCGCATTTTTATTGGCGATTACTTTCGAATGGACGAATTGTTGAAACTCTATTCGGATGAGATTCAAGACGACAAGCAGAAAATAATTGCACAAAAAATGGACACATTGTTTGAGTATGTATCTCCGACCGAATCTGCAAGAACTTTCAAAAATGTGCTGAAACAATACACGGATACGAGCGCTACATATAAACAAACGTTGGCGGACTATGAGACGATTTACAACAACCCGCAGCGCAAAGAAGAGCTTGACCGAAAAACGGAGGAAATGTATCGAATTCGCGATGATATTCGTAAATTGTTAGACGAATATAAGAAATCGGGCAATCGTGAAGTACTGATTGCAGCGGTTGAAATGCACGTAAAAGATTTGACGCCGGTCATACAGAACTTGCGCTTGACTAAATATGACTCCATGTTGGTAGAAACGACGGCGGAAGAACCGTACATATCAACATTGGTTCAGCGCGAAGTATCTGCATATAAGCGCGATTTTTTATACGGACAATCACCAAAAGTAATGAACTTTGTGATGAACAAATAATCGCATGTGTTAGAGACAAAATTGAAGGGTTTTCTATGAATATTGTAAAATTAAAATTACACAATATTTAATCAAATCAAAATGTCTGCCGTTAAGAGATGCATATTTTGCAACACCTTGACGCACGGGTCGGAACATTGCAATAGTAATATGAACGGGCGCCGCAAAATTCTCGATAGTATGTGGATGTGTATGGTGCATCCAGAATGTCCGGATTTTGAATCGTTCCCCATCAACGAACTAAGATATATTGCGAGTAACTATGCGATTTATGAAAAGGCAGCTTGGCCTCATGACCACCTGGGAAATAAGTACAATCGCAAGTATTTACGGCAACCCATTTCACTTACGCTTTCCAAGAAACGCACTGTACGCGCGCTGGTTGATCGATGGGCAGGATTCGCCCCTGTTCGGAAATTGATGTCTTCGCCACCCGAATGCAAAGAATGTCCGATATGTTACGAAAATATGTATATGTATCATTGGAGCCAACGTACTTCGTCGTGGGTAGAAACATGCGTGCATACTTATGGTGCAAAACATGAAACCCCTATGGTTATTGATAAATGCAAACATGAGTTTTGCGGGAGATGCTGGGGAGCACATGCCGAACAAAATAAAAAGTATGATGCGACGTGTGATCAATACTATGTGAGTTGTCCCATGTGTCGTCAGAAAGTGCATATTCGACCAAATGTGTAAAATATACAAACTAGTGTGTGTGTGTGAAGCAAAGACCCCACGCTTACACCTTTTTACATTTCAAATGCCGACCCAAAGGGTCGGCATCTTTGAATGTAATTAGGTAACTGTTACTTTGTCTTTTTGCTGCGAAAAAAAAAACAGGGCGTCCCCTGTGATTGCTTCCCGTTTTCGATACGAGTTGTGTATGCATTTGACGTTTGCAAATGCATTATGCAAGATGAGTTATATTAAATTTTTTAACACACAAATCTCCCAATTTATAACATATAGTGCAATTCTAAACTATACTCGTGAGCATCCTATTTTAATTATTTATCCAAAGGGTTGGCCAATCTGCGCCGTCCCGAATATTATCAAGTCAAACCGGCAATGTGGAGTGATCAGTTCTACATAGGGTTTATCACATACGGCCTGTGAAAGCAGTATGTTTTAACAAGATAACAACAGACAATAATTTCAATATTACACAGAGGGAACGGGATAGTTATGCCCATCCAGGAACAAATACTAATGCCTGCATTATGTATTATTATCCATTTATACACTTTCGAGGGTGCTTTTCACGCTATCTGTGTCTAACTTTACTATATTAACCAATTAAGTGAGCCAAGTTAGTAGCTCAATCATAAATACCTATATATGCGATCCTTTCAATTTTATACGAATTCAAATATACCCGTTTTGTGTTTATTCGTAAAATACGCGTTTATTCGTTTAACCATTTTGTAATTATTTCCGGCAGCAAGTTCAGTTGTTCCATGGAAATAATAACACCTACCACAGCGGGCATTAGAATGGTCATACCAACCCACCACGGTAAAGCCGTGAAGATTGTATCATTTTCATAATTTTCATCATAGTCATCATAGTCATCAGACGGCGACACGCATGGTGTCTGATTCGATAATTGTTCTGGCGTTTGCTCCGGCATAGAAATTGCGTTGTGACTCATTGTATGAAATGTTTAAATGTTTGATGGTTCGATATAATGAATCATTGTGACCTATCAATTTTACGCATATAAATGTTGATAAAAAATGGGGTTTTCCCCATGGAATTGCTTCCCGCATTCGAGTGCAGGTTTTCGCCAATACTAAGACGAGGTCTTCGCAAAGCGAAGAAGGTATCAAGCCAAATGGTTTTTCAATTTTGTATGAACAAAATATTTACGCGCTGGAAGAATCGGGAGTGATTCATACATCGAGTAAAATTGAATGGTCGCGAGGATTAGATACTACTTCAATAAACCAACTACATTTAATATAAATAATTATGCCGAGATCCCGCGACCAACGATGCCAGCGCGTATTAAATACGTTCTTTGGAGAATATACGTTTCATTATGATTTAGTCAAACTTAATGTGCGCGGTTATGTATATGCACGCTATGAAATTACAGTTCCACGGCAATGGACCATCACCGAACCCGTCTATTCGCACGAAGAACGTGCGTTACACTGGGAAAGCATTATCAAAGAGCAACAACTTCCCGACCCTGTTCAAATACGCAACATGGAACTTCAATTTACGGAAAAATTTCAACCTCATGAACGCATCAGCACCTTCATGCGGATGCATGCAGTAGAAACGAGTGATGATAAAGTTGTATTTAATATCATGGTCCATTATTACAAATCACTTGTACCATTTCCAGAAGATGACCATACATTAGAACAGCGAATTGGACAGTTGGAACGTCTAAATATCGGTTTGCAATTTCGAATCCAACATTTCGAACAAGAATCTGAACAGTTTGTGAATATTCTTCGCAGACGCAATCAACGATTGGCTCGTGACGCAGATACCGCGAACAATGCAGTGATGTATTGCAAATCAATATTCAATGAGCATTATACCAAATTTATGACTTCTTATCGAACAATTCTAAAAAAGTGCTATGCTGAAATGGGCAAAACAAACGAGTGTCCTGTTTGTTACGAAAATATTCCAAACGAAATCATGTTTGTAACTCCGTGCAATCATATATTGTGCGAACCGTGCGCATCAAAATGTAAGGACACTTGCCCCATGTGCCGCCAAGAAATGATGTTTACAATGGATGAAGAAGAAGCAGAAGCCGGATTTTAGCAATCATTTGCACTAACGAAGATTTGAATCCTCCATATGGATTCAAATCTTCCCCCCCCCGTTTAATTGCATTCATTATAATTAGACACGCCGTCCCACACAAGACCTAACATATTTGCCCATGATTTTTTGCTGCACATACCCGTCCATCCCGGGTCGTTAAAATTAATATAATTTGTTACCAGATTATTTGATACGTCATAGCTATACCCAGGCGCGCTCGATACACTTGCCGTTAATTGCTGTGTTTGGTCGTACATTGACCCAATATTTAAGCCACTTTGGTATGTGGGTATGATGCATTTACTCCCATCTGTAGCAAGCGTCCAATAATCGGGGCATGTACCATAAGATGGGGGAAACGCAAGATTTTGTTCTCCTTTGCTCATTAATATTCCGATGAATACTAATACCAGAATTAATAACACTGTCGCGACTGATAATACAACTAAATGAAAGGTTTCCATTATACTGTAATTAGATAAAATACTATGTCCGAAATTTGATTTGGATAGACTGTTTAGTAACATGTTTGCGCAAATAATCTCTAAAAGTATTTTATATTGAGTTATATTACATATGGCTTTCCAACCCGATAAATACAATAGTAGAAGTCCGAGCATTTTGAATTTGACCACTCCGTATAACGGTCGAGTGAATATCATTGAACCTGAAAACCCTAACGCACGATTTCAAATGTATGAAAAAATAGCGGTAAAAAACAAGGCGACTGAATACCGTAACGCATTGTATGGTGATTTTGAATGCACTCCATTGTCCGAAGCATTTTTCTCTGCAGCCAATGTGCAAATCGTGCAAAATGGTCTTCGTGCAGGGGTTTATGCGATGTCTGGGGATAAACAGATGGTTGTAGCGCCACAAAATACGGATGTGTTGAAGACGATTATGCGTCATATGTTCATTCAATATTCAAATTTTGAGCCGACGAATATTGCTGGGCAAATAAAACGTCTAAATCAGACCGTGTTGGATTATGCGGTACCGAATGTATATTCAGAGGCAATGGGATATTTAAAATATTTGCAGGACCAGAGTTCTTTAGTCGTTCCGATTCCACTCCCCCAACAAACGGATCGTGCATTTAAACAATTGGAGTTGAAACCGTGGTATTAGAATATTGATTTTTAGTCATTGATAGAAAATATGAGCTTTTCTATCAATCAATTATGATATTTTGCATCGATTTTTCATTGTTTTCCATTATACTGGTTGTTAATATTCCACACCGGAAAATATATTTGACCATGGGTTTGCCGGAGCCTGGGTGGGCATTGACCAGATAAATGGTTGAGATGTAGGAGCCTGACTTGGAATTAGCCAGCCAAATGGGTTTGATGGAGCTTGGGTTGGATTTAGATAGTTAATCCAGTTAAATTGGGTAGGAGCTGGTGTTGTGGGAGCCATTGTTGTAGGAGCTGGTGTTGTGGGAGCCATTGTTGTGGGAGCCATTGTTGTGGGAGCCATTGTTGTGGGAGCCATTGTTGTGGGAGCCATTGTTGTGGGAGCCATTGTTGTGGGAG